TGGAGGGTGGGGACTCCTTCCTTTTTACTGAAGATGGGATTTACGCCTATAATGATTTAGTGGCAGTTTACACCCCATTTAATGGTGGATTCACTGGGGCGGTAAACAGTAAAAGATTTTTGACAGTCTTGGAAAAACTGAGTTCTGAAGAAATAGCCCTCGTTCAAAAACCGGAGGCTCTAATAATAAAATCTGGCCGTTCCACCATTAAGGTTAATTTTGTTGAATCTTCCATCATGAAATACTTCAAAGGTCTTGATTTGGAAAATCTTTCTTGGAATCCTTTGGAAGATGGTTTTTTGTCTAAGGTATCCACCTGTAAAATCGCATCAAAAACCTCTCCTTATCGTGGGATTTATGTTTCAGGAAAATTGATGTATTCCACAGATGGGATGAGAGCCGCCCGGCTCAAGCTCACAAATACTTATGGAAATTTTTGGTTGGATGAGGAGGCCATCTCCAAGCTTGTTTCAATGAAGACTGAACCCTTCCTTGAGATAGCCATAACCCCACAATGGGTTTTCTTTCGATCTGAAAGTGGTGTTATTTTTGCATGCAAAGCCAATAAAGAAGAGGAGTATCCTATAAAAAACATTTTGGATATTTTCAACAAAATGAAATACAAAGAAGGTAATCCAAAAGGGACACTGCCCAAGGGAATCGCAAGTGTGATTGAGAGAGCCGCAGTTTTCAGCCAAGAAGAAAAAGGTTTTCTTCGGGTAGATCTTACTCTAAATCCTGAACTTTTGATAATTGAAACGCGGTGTGATGCTGGAAGTGTTAAAGATTCCCTGGAGTGGGAAACTCCATTGGAAATAGAGGAGCCTGTGAAAGTTGGTCTTGAAGCTTCCTTTATTACAGAGGCTTCTTCCAGGGCTTTGTCTTTTCATATTAAACCGGATCAACACAATTGTCTGGTGTTTCGTTCCCAAGGATTTGAACTTGTAGTAATGGCAATGAGGGACTAATGGCACAACAGGGATTTTTTGATTTAGGCGACGGCCACGACCCTACCATTGAAAGAACCTCCAGTAAAAAGGCGGGATGTGCTTCTTGTCCATTAAAAGATTCATGTGGACAAGAAGCTCGTTTTCAGGGGGAAGGGTCCAAAAAGATTTTAATAATAACTGAATACCCCAATGGGGGAGAAGATTTCTTTTCAAGGAAAGAAGAGAAATTCCTACAGGATATTTTATCAGAAATAGAACTGGATCTTTATGGGGATTGTTGGGTGACTGGGGCTATCCAAGAAGAACCTACTACAATGGGCCAATTGGATAGAGTTGTGGCCAATTGCCGGGTGAAATTATTGGAGACTGTCCACAAATTAAAACCTGCGGTAATAATCACTCTTGGAATTACTTCTTTAAAAGGATTAATAAAACATCGAATAGAGGGAAGACTTTCCAAGGTGAAGATGTCTTCCTTTTTTGGTGAAGCTATTCCAGATCAATCACTTGAGTCCTGGATATTTCCTACTTATTCCATTCAATACCTTTTTTCAAGAAGAATCAGAACAGGGGATGGGGATGAAATTGATCCTGTCACTAAACGCTTTTTCTCAAGATCAATAAAGACCGCATGTAACAAATCTAGAGATGGGTTTTATGTTCATAATTATGAAAGTGATATCCTGACAACTTTGGATGTTAAAGAGGCCACTGGGTGGTTGAATAAGGCAAGAAAAAATACGGCAATCGCTTTCGATTATGAGACCACCGGTTTAAAGCCCCATAAAGATGGACACTCCATTGAAACCGTCTCTTTCAGTGACGGGCTTTTTGGATATGCTTTCCCATTTTTCGGGGAAGATCCTGATTTTGTTCAAGCTTTCAAAAGATTGATGCTTTCAAAAAAAGTAGGAAAAATTGCGCACAAACTTGATTTTGAAAATGGATGGACTCGATTTAGAGCCATTGATGCTTATGTTCAAAATTGGGAGTGGGACACCTGTCTTATGGCGCACTGTATTAATAGTAATAAGCCCACCGGGGAAAAGTTTTGGGTGTATTGTTATCTTGGAATTCTTGGAATGGATTCCAAAGTGGATAAGTATCTGAAGGCCTCGAAAAAGGCCGAAGATATTGATGGGGCTAATGCTTTCAATAATATTAAAAAGGCTGATCTTCAGGAACTCTTGAAATATAATGCCCAGGATTCCCTCTTTTGTTTTAAGATTTACCAAATTCAAAAGACCCTTCTAACCGGGAGATTCCAAAAAGGAGCCCTTTTCTTTATGGAAGGTCAAGAAGTTCTTTCCCATATCCAGAATGAGGGAATGAGGACCGATGTCAAAAAGATGGAAAAGAGCCATAAACTTTTAACCAGAAAAATTGACAGGTTATATTCTGAACTTCAGGCCTCGAAAGAATGGAAAATGTGGAAAGAACGCACCCCATTTAATCCAACATCAGAACCCCAAGTTTCAAAAATGCTTTACAATATCCTGGGATACGAAAAGCCAGAGGATGGGCAAAAGCTCACTGACAAAACCCAATTAAAAAGGATTGGAACCCCATTTACAAATCTAATTCTTGAGTATAGGGCCTGCCTGAAGCTCCGGGATACTTATCTGGCCCAATTCAAGAGGGAAGAAGTGGATGGAGTGATCCGCCCTTTTTTCAATCTACATATTCCTGTTACTTTTCGTTCTTCCTCTAATGCCGTGAACTTTCAGAATATCCCCAAGAGAGATCCCCAATCTTTGAAATATGTCAGAAGTGTAATAATTCCTAGAGATGGGAATAAACTAATTGAGTATGACTATAAAGGAGTGGAAGTCACAGTCTCAGGATGCGTCCATCAAGATCCAAATATGATTAAATACATAAAGGATTCAAGGAATGACATGCACCGGGATACTGCCGGGGATTTATTTCTACGGGCACCTTCGGAAGTTTCAAAGGCAGAACGTCAGATAGGGAAGAATGGTTATGTATTCCCCAGTTTTTACGGTTCAGGTCCCCCAAATATTGCAAAGTCAATTTGGGAAGTTCTCCCAGAAGAAACTATCCTTCATTTAAAAGCAAACGGTATTAAGAACTTCAAACAATTTTATGGCCATCTTGAGGAAGTCCACAAGATTTTTTGGAATGAAAGGTTCCCTGTATACCGAGATTGGAAGCGGAAAATCTGGAAAGATTATCTTAAAAAAGGATATGTAGATTTAGCCACGGGTTTTCGTTATTACGGTCCTGCCGATTTCACACAAATAACCAATGCTCCAATTCAAGGACCTGCTTTCCATCTTCTTCTCTGGTCTTTGACTAAGATACAACCCATTGTTAAACATCGGTTTGAAAGATCAAAAATCATTGGACAAATCCATGATGCCGCTGTTCTGGATGCTCATCCAGAAGATGAACCTTCAATTGATAAGCTTTTTAAGGTCTGGGGGACAGTAAAGGTCCGGGAGAGATTCCCCTGGGTGATTCTTCCCCTTTCCTTGGAGAAAGAAAGTGCAGAAGTAAACAGGCCCTGGAATGAAATGGAAGGAAGGGGCTTTATTTAAGGAGGTCTTATGTGTTCAAAATGTGATTATGAAATTTGGATCGATAAGATGGAAGAAATGCTTGAAGATTCAGATTACGAATTCGCCGAAGATACGGTGACAAGTATCCTGGAATGGGTCCAGGACAACGACCATATAACAGAAAATCAAATAAGAGCAATAAAAAATATTGCCGGGAGTATTTAATGAAAGAACAAGAAGAGATCCCCACGTTTATTCCAAAGAAAAGGAAAAATTCTGGGGAGTTATATTGCCAAGCTGATAATTGTCAAACGGTGCTTGATCCCAAAACTATAATTTACAAGAAGGGCCGGATTCATGGGGAAATCATTTGCCCAGAATGTGGACATCATACTCATGTCACAAAAACTGCGATTTCAGAAGATTTGCAACGGGGGCCTAATGGTCAGTTGGTTAGGAAATCCCCGAAGGAAAAAATGACTAAAAAGGAAAGAAAAAGAAGGAGGATCTTTTAATGAGTTTAGATCTAAAATACAGGCCAAAGACTTTTGACGATATCATTGGAGAAAAGAATAAAAAGGAAGTTGAAAAATTTCAAAGGCTTCTTGAAAAGGATGGGGGTCCTCAATCCTTCATTCTCTCCGGGCCTTCAGGTTGTGGGAAGACAACCCTTGCCCGGATAGCCCAAGAATTCATTGGGGCCAGTATTCTTAGCGCCTCAGAGCTGAACACTGGAAACAACCGGGGGATCGATACCATTAGGGAAATCATTGATCAAACAAGATATGTTTCCATTGATGATTCCAGGGTTTTCATAATTGACGAGGCCCACGGACTCACCCCAGATGCAAAAAGGGCCTTGTTGAAACCAACAGAAGAGCCGGGAGATGGGGTCTATTTTTTTCTCCTAACCACTGACCCTTCAAAGCTTTTTAAAGGGGACGAAGGAAAGGCCCTCAAAACGCGTCTGACTTCGATTAAAGTGTTTTCTGCTGAGACAAGGGAAATCTACAAGCATCTCCGAAGAATCGGTAAGGCAGAAGATTTGGAGATCTCAACGGAGGTTTATACTTATATCTCAGAAAATTGTGAGGGTTCCCCCAGGAAAGCCTTAAACATGTTGGGGAGTATCCAGGGTCTTGACGATGAAGAAGAAATCTTTGAAGTCTTGGAAAATATTTCATTTGAAAGAGATCCAGAGGTCTTTGAATTTTGCCAAGAGCTCATGAAAAGCAAGCCTAGTTGGAAAATTCTTGCCAATATGCTCCTCTCCTTCAAAGAAAAAAAGACTCCTGAAGAAGTCCGGCAAATTGTCTTGGGGTATTTTCAATCGGTCCTTTTGAAAAATGGAAAATCAAAGGCCGCCCATGTTCTTGATTGCTTTTGTGCTTGGGAGTATAAGGATCATTTTCCCGGGATTACCTTGGCAACATGGGAATCAATCCACACCGATGAGGATTAATTAATCCAAAACTATAATAAAAAGAAGGAGTATCACATGAATAATTCAGAAGATTCCCAAGCTAAAATCTTGGAAGCCTTTGATGACATACGGGAACTTGATGAAGTTTCCATCCATTTTGAAAGTGGGGCTTCAATAGCCTTTGAAACCCCAATCACCATAGACCGGCCAATATCAGCAATAATTGCAAAAAGATTTGGATATTTTCAGGGCCAAGATAATAGACCAGATGCCCGGCTTAATCTTGAAAAGATTAGTATCATCACCATGAAGCTCCCAAAAGAGTTGCGTTTTTTCGATCTAGAGGCCACCGCTCTCGATATCTACCTTAAAAACGGAATTCGTTTGACGGTCAAGGCAGTTTACGTTGGAATCTCCCCAGAAATTGGCTTTTTGTTCAGTGAAGAAAATGTCATGATTCTTTTGGAGGAGCCTGACGCTGTCTTGAATTGGGGAAAGGAATTTCCAAAAAACCAAAAAGAATCTAAACAAAAGGAGTAAATCATGGCTGAATCCTTTTCAATTCTTGAAGACAAGAAAATTGACAAGTTCGCCCTTGATGATGCCTGCGCCGAACAGGCTTCTAAATTCCAGAAATACGCAAGGATTGCCGCTAAGAAAAAGGAACTCAAGGAAGAGGCCAAAAAAGAACTAGAGACCTTGAAAGCGCGCTTGTATTTCAAAATCAAAGCAGGAGATTACCCACTTCCAATTGATACGAAAACCAAAAAACCGGTGAGCGTGGGAACTGATACTGCAATCAAGATGTTGATTGAGATTGATGAAGATGTGATTGTTGCCAAGGAAAAACTCATCAAGGCAGAAGGGGCGTATGCCTCCGCCGATGGAAACGAGAAAACCATGGAACATCGCAGATCTTCTCTCAATAACTTGGTTTCACTTTTTGAAAAAGAATATTGGGACTCAAAACCCTACGGAATGAGACCCAAACATTTAAAAGACGAGGCAAAACAGGGCGCTATCCGGGAGGCGCTGAACTCCGGGAAAAATGAAGAAGAGCAGGAGGATTAAATGTCTGCTAGAAGAGGAAAAAGAACGGGACGTAAAAAGGTAGGACGGTCCCGATACGAACAGGCGTATGAGGGCCGGGATTCAGGTGGAAAGGGGCATCGTTATTTGGATTTTTCCAAGATGTCAGTCAAAGAAAGTCCAAAATTTTGGAGTCCAAAAAACGGAAAAAATGAAATTGTCATTGTTCCCTTTGAAATCAAAAGCAAAGACCACCCACTGGTCAAGAAAGGGAAGGCTGAGATTGGGGATATTGACTATGTGATGGATCTTTGGGTCCATAAAAACATCGGACCATCGGAAAAGGATATCCTTTGTCCAAAGAAGAACTACGGAAAACCCTGCCCCCTTTGTGATTTGACCTCAGCCCTTTACAAGGAAGGTGATACTGAAGCCGGGCAAAAGCTCAAAGCAAAAAGAAGGGTCACCTATAATGTTGCTGAGGTGGAGAAAGGGGAAGTTCTGGATGAGATTAAAATCTTTGAAAATTCTCACTTTCTTTTTGAGAAAGAACTCATTGAGGAAGCGGTCTCTTGTGAGGATGGTGAAGACATCATTGAGTTTGCTGACGATGAAAACGGAAGTATTATCCGATTCAGAAAGGGGATTGAAAAATCTTCTTATGGCGAAATGCCAAAATTCAAAAGCTTCAGTTTCCTTGAGAGAGAACCCCTTTCTGAAAGTCTCCTAGACAAGGCCTATTCCCTGGATGAAGGTATTGTCCTGCTTTCCGCTGAGGAGATGATGGACATCTATGATGGAGAAGAAGAAGAAGAGGATGAGGAAGAAGAAAGCACCCCTTCAAAAAAAGCACCATCAAAGAAAACCACTTCCAAAAAATCCTCAAAAGTAGAAGAAGAAGATGAGGAAGAGGAAGAGGATGAAGAAGAAGAGGATGAGGAAGAAACACCACCTCCCAAAACCCGTGGACGTAGAGCCGCCCCTTCAAAACGAACCCCATCCAAAAAAAGCACCAGAATGGTTGAAGAGGATGAGGAAGATTTCTCTC